GGATATGGTCGTGCAGGATAATATAGTCGATATTATCATACTTAGACCATATCGTTTTGATGATGGTATAGCTATTCTCGGCGAATGCGGCACCCTTTACCTGCACGGTGCGGCTCACACCATCCTTATGGATGATGAAGTCCCAAGCCCTTCCGTGGGTGAATGGGAAGGCTACCTCCCAACCATACTCAATAAGTATAGAGGCCACCCGTAGCTCTGAGATGGCTCCACTACTTAAGGACATCGTGAATCTTTTCGAGATAGTCATCGTAGCTTTTAGCTATGAAGTAGATGCCGCCAGCATCCTGTATCTCCTTTTCTACTTCCTTTTGATGGGCCGATTGTCGGTCGCGTCCAATCTTCACCTCTATACCGATGAATCGGCCGTTTATGATCCCGATAATATCGGGGATACCCTTGCGGGTTACTCCCGCCCTGTAGGTGCCCCGGCGCTGGTCATAAACCGCACCGTTGTTTATGCGGTAGGCGATACCCTCACGCACCCATTTCATATCAAATAGGATGGTCTTGGTGAGGTCATTGGCTGTCTTATCTTTAAATGACTTCTTCACCAAAGCGAATGGTGGAAGGTCGGGGTGTTTCTCGGCGTTGAGTTTATTCGCCAGGGCTGCGAGTTGCTTGAGGTTCTTCGGTATTTCCATACTTTTTCATTATTGTATATTCAATCAATCTGGTTATTTCGCTCTTATTCAAGGCATCAAGGTAGTGGGTAGCATTCTCCCAGCACCGTGCTTTGAAGTGGTCAGAGTCCTTGTATTTGTCGCTCATACTTCTCGAGTTTTTCTTGGAACTTAAGGTAGGCATCGAGCGCTTTGGTGATCTCTGCTTCTATCTCGTTACGCCACACGCGGTGGATATTTACCTTCTTGGTGTTCATTCGGGGGTCATAAGATACGAAATCGAGCCAATTGAGCGTCTCTATGACTACAAAATAATGAATCACCTGCGCCAGGTACTCTGATGGCACCCTATTGATGCGGATATACTCGATATGCTTCTTAGTGCTGGGGCACTTCACCTCCACACCACCAACATAGGTGTCGCCTTCTTTTACAAGGCCATCGGGTGATACCGCTATAAATGGATATTTATCGTGCACGCAGAACCCTACCTCTTGGACCTCGTGCCCTGTTACCTCCTCATAAACTCTGATGGCTTCGGGCTCGAAAAGGATGCCGTGGCGCATAGCTTCTGAGGTGAATGATTCTGGGATAGTACCGCTTAGGCGCTCGGCGATGAGCTCATCGATGAACGGCAGGTTATTCTTCGCGAACACATTCTTCGCTCGTGATCCAGTGATAACGCCGAGACGGGCTTCGAACCACTCTTGGCTGCGCTGTTGTAGTTTTAACTCTTTCATTGTTGTTGTGTGTTATAGTTAATCGTTTTCGATACCGTTCTCCTCGAGGTCTCGGTTCATTAAATCTATGAGGAGGTCTTTTTTATATCCTTTCATTTGTTCTCATATCTTTGATTGGGAATAGATATTGTTTCCCATCTCGTTCTACAATTGCCGATGTGCCTCTACTTCCAATGTAGGTGTATTCTTCATTGTAGAATACAACCTTATCGCCTGTTTTCATAAGATAAATTTATTTATCGGTGAGGAGTCTGGCGACTCATCTCTCTTCGGTGTTAAAGGTTTGGTTAAAGTAATTATCAAATCGTGGTTGAGGTAATGATTCCCAATCTCCGCCCTCCATATACGCATCTTCAATCTGCTCTTTTTCCATTTGTGCGGCTTGATGAAACCATTGTATTTGCTCTTCAATCATTGTTGATGAGTCAAATAGTTTGTCCATTAAAAACCCTACTGCTGTTTGTTTCATTTCTCTTTAGTGTTAAAGGTTATCCATTGTGAATACATACCTCGTATTCGCATTTTTTACATTTGATAGCGGTAAAATAAGAACCTTGACCGACTTTAAATTCAGAACCTCCGCAGTGCTTACAATAAAGTGTTTCTACTGGTTCTTCTTCATAGACTTGTCCTATATGAAACTCTCCATCTTTTTTATATTCTACAAGGTATTCAGGGTAGCATTCATATTTACTAACTAATTCTTTTGGGTCGTGAAATATTTTCATAAGATAAATTTATTTGCGGTGAGGAGTGCAACGACTCATCTCTCTTTGGTGTTAAAATGTTCTACAATCAACTCAATCGCCATTCCTAAATCTTTAGGCTCTGCCATCTCTAAAGTATCATCACCTCTGCGCCACTTGTTGTGATTCTCAAGTAGTGTTACTGCTTCTTGTAGTGTCATTTTTGTTTGATTTTAATTACATAATTTATGCAGCGTGGTATATGTGAATAGTCGTACTTGTGGTAGGTGATGTATGAGTTGATTATTTCAACATCGTTTTCATTTACCCAATCTATAAACTCACTATGCTTCTTCATTCCATCAGTTCCATTATAGAAAGATAACTCTCTAATCTCTGATTTGGTGAAGAATCGTTTTAGCCACTTCATCTCTCTTTGGTGTTACAAGTTATTTCAAAAGGAGGGTCATATGGGTTTTTAGTAGTATTTGGCGTATGGTAGTGTATCTGTTCAGATAAAAGTATTACCGCCTCTTCTGCTGTGATATGGCTTTCCTCTATCAATCTTTGAACTATTTCTGCTTTACTCATCTCTCTTTGGTGTTAAAGGTGTCGTTGTAGTATTGCTCTGCTTTTTCAAGTGGAGTACCATCGGTGTAATCACATTGACCATCAATATGAGCATCTATAATCTCCTCCCACTCTTTCTCAAGCATTGATTGCGCTAACTTAATAGCTAACTCTATGCTTTCCGTTGAATTGCCTATGTCTTTTGTGTTTCCATAAAAAACATCTAGCCGTTCAATTAACTCTTGTATTGGTGTTTTCATCTCTCTTTGGTGTTAAAGGTTCTGAACTATAAAATAACCTATCCATTTACCTAACTGCCAGCATCCTATAATAAATACAATGTCTTTTAATATCTTTTTCATTTCTCTTTTGTTTTAAAGGTTTTATTTGCGTTTATAGCCATAATTTGGTTCTTCTTGCAAAAGAAAACTAAAGGTGTCAAGCATCTTTTGCTTCTCCAATTTCTTCTATGGTTGGGCGTTTTCCATCTGCCCACAATCCTTTATAGTGATTGATTAGTTCTTTTAAATTTCTCATTTCTCTTTAGTATTAAAGGTTTTCTATCTCTTTTCTCACTTCTTTCCAATACTGACCGAATGGATTAGGCACTAAAATATCTTCAAGGTATGTGGTTACCTCATCTACCGCAATCAATGCTGATTCTTTAGCAAGTCTAATTCTAATGCCATCCACAAGTTCGTTTACTTGTGATAGGTTAATAGTTATAAATTTACTGACTAACTCTTGTGCTTTCTCTTTTGGTGTCATCTCTCTTTTGTTTTAAAGGTGTCAAGCATCTTGTGCGGTTTACTTGACATAGTGTTCTATTAAAGACACAAAACCCTATCGTTCTGTATCATTATTGGTTTCTAATTTCTCAAGCGTGTCCTTTAGAATCACATTCCAAGACCATTTGTCCTTGTCAGCGTTCCAAAGTTTCTCGTACATCTCCAGTAGTATCTCTCTATTTGTCATTTTACCATTATTTTGTACATCAGAGCGTACAATTTTACCCTTACTTTATTAAGAATTAGCCATCTCAGTAATATCAACACCGCATCTATCCGCTATGGCCTTGAACTGTTCCTTATTCGTTACCCTGGCCTCATAGGTCCACCCTTTGATGTGTCGGATGATGGTATAGCCCTCAACATTCAATCTACGCACATCGCTTGGCTCTGCGATGATGTACACGCTGTGTAATTCGTTCTTATTCATTTTTATTGTCTCTATGGTTATCAATCTCTTGGCGGAGCATTGCGAGCTCCTCTAAGTCCATACCAAGCACCAGCTCGATGTTGTACTGTATCTTAGTGAGGAGCTCTGGATCCGTATCATCCAATGCAGATAACGGACCTTTAAGGGTGGCCTCCATATCTCGCTCCAGAGAGCGCATCTTATTCTTGATGGTATGCTTATATAGACCAGTGCCTTTGAGCTCGTCCATCTGCTCGAGAGTGGCTTGTAAGAGGGCCACGAGCTTTACACCCTCTTTGAATACTTTATACTTCTGCTGTTGTGTGGTCATTGCTTAGAGTTTTAGCCATCTTCTGCGGCGTTCATACTTTCTAATCAGCTGGGCGCTATTATCAAGTAGCGCTACCACATCATCATTCCATTGCGTGCGTGATGCCGTGATGGTGATGTTGAGAATCTCCCAGCGGAGCTCAGCGATATACATATCAATGTATTTCTTGTGGCGCATTGTGCGCATCATTCTATTTATCAGCGTTCTCATAATATCCTTGTTTGAAGTTTACAGCGGCCATCTGAGCCTTCTTCTCATTGTATAGCGCTGAGAATGCCGCTTTAATCTTATCACGCTCATTGGTGAGCTTCTTCATCTGCTTACTAAGCTCCTCCAATTCTTTGGTGAGGTCCTCGCGCACCATCTTGAGGTGATCGCGGAGCATTTGAACCTTTGCCTCAGCCTCCTCACGGAGTTGCACCTCACGCTTGATGGCCTGGCGCATCTCAACCTGTGTGATGGGCTTGTGGTATTCCTCACCAAGGTAAGAGCTAACGAAGTCGAAAATATCGCAGTAGAGCTCGAAGTGTCGCAGGCGCTTTGTCGGATCGCTATGGTAACGAAGGGCGTGCTGCTTCTCAGCGTGGACCACTGAACAGTGGCTCATTGCCTTTACCTTACCATCGGGAGTCTCAAAGGTGAACATACGAGCTATCTCATTGGTCGTGAAGTGGGGGCGTAGGGCCACCATCAGCGCACTGCGGGCATCAACCACCTCCCTGCGGCGGGTGCGCAGAGAGGGGTCAATGTTAAAGTGCTCGTGCACCGCTTCTATTAAATCGAGGTGATTCATATCAGAACGGCATATCATCTACATCCTCTTCCTCAAACGCTGCAGGAGCAGTGGCCGTTGGGATGGTTGTGTCTGGCACCTCCTCAGAGAGCGGTGCTGTGATTTTCACATCTTCCCAAAGGTCTGAATCATCGGCGCTATCGATATCATTCAATGAGAGGACAATACCTTTATTGATATATGCCGTTAAACCCTTTTTTCCTGCCATCTCCCAGCTTTTAATGAACGCACGGACACGGAGTACCGAACCATTGCCGATAAGGCCTGTAAACGGCGTTTTTGAGGTATCCCACAATTGTGGTGGGTTGTTGCTTTTCAAGCGCACTGTTGGCTCATCATACTTAAACGTGCCGTCCTGGCGCTTGATGTTCAAGTGAGAGAGAATCTTCATTGACTCAAGCACCGCTTGGCTCTCCTTATCAAGGGTGAGCTCCACTTGGTACTTCTCACTAAGTTTGTTGGGTCCGCTCTTTTCCGTGAGCTGTGCCCAATTCGCTGTACCAGTCAATACTGCTGATACGCCTTTTGCAAAATCTAACTTTGCCATATCTGTTGTTGTTTATGCCGCTTCATTAGTGGTAGCACCGTGCGGCGTTACGGTGCTATGCTTGGAATCCGAATAGTACGGATGCTAATTTATAGATGAGCGCCAGTATCGTGATGGCTGTAAATGCTGCCGAACCTATGGCGGTGTAGAACGTGGCTACCTGTAATCTGCTAAACTTTTTCATTGTTGTGTTTTTTAGTCTTATGCTTTTGGTTCTCCAAACATACGCAATCAATTTTAATTCACAACAATTAACACGAAGAAAATTCTCCACACAATTATCCACAAAACAAGCGATGAGTATTTATACCTAACCATTAGTATGGTTCTCTCGCTCTATTTTTCACTGCCAAAATATGAGTATCTATTTACCTACTCGGGCCGTCAAGGCCCGATAGGGAAATAAATACGAAGGCAGAGATTTTGTTTTTTTATTTTTTTTCTCCCTATATATAGCAGGAGAAAAAAAACAATTAACAGGAAATTGTTAATAACGACCCCTTTTGTGTCAAATATGAGACTTTAAAAAAGAGCCAAAAACCACCCTCTGAGAAGGTATAAATAAGAAAAGCCCCACCAAATTGGTAGGGCTTCTCACACACAACAACAAAACAACAGCATACGCCGTTGAGTGTTTTTACCTATTACTTTGGAAGGGCAGCGGCCACTATTCTCATCACCACAATGGTGAAGATGATGCCCAGCGCTGCACCTATACCCATACTTTTTGGGCTGTCTTGCTTCACTACCTGGCGGATAGGGACCTCTTTATACACCTTAATGGTATCGGGTGGGCATTCCACATCTACAGCGATGGTATCGAAATACCTGCGCATCTCTACCCTTACGCCGTCCTTTACTATGGTTACTGTATCCACCTCTTTAATCGTTACCGTGTCGCTTACCCTTACGCTTTGCGTTACTATGGTGGTGTCCCATATTACTGTCGTATCCTGCGCAATCTTTGGGTCCTTTGCAATCGCACGCTTTAGGTGCCACTGAGCAGAACAGCTCTCGAGCAGTATCACAGCGCTTATGATCCACAGGCCTCGCAATCTTCTGGGTTTTCTAAGTTGCACGTTGGTTGGTCTTTGCTTTCCAGCTCGTTAATGAAATCGGCGAAGTCATCGCTCACATCGTGGGTAATGGTCATCTCTTACTTTTTTGGGTCTTTACTAAATAGGAATCCGAGGGCAGCGATAATGAACGCGCTGAACTCGGTGAGGCTGGCCTTATCCAATAGGATGAGCACCACGCCTGTTGCAAAGATAACCGCACCAGAGATGGTAGTCTTTTTGTTTTGGGTAATTCTTTCAAACATCTTATTGTTTTGATTGTTTTATAATCTTCTGAATGGTGTACACAATAGAAGCTAAAAGCGCGATTATTGTGAGTACAGACTCTACATTAGCAAAGAACATCACCATTGATGTGGTGTTCACTGCAAGTACCTTAATATCGTCAATGGATAGCATAATGGTGATGTGTTATTTATAGTGCTTGTATTTCGTTCGTCCTTTATCCTTATAAGCTACGAGAACCTCACCTCTATTGTCTCCATCACGGTAGCTACAATGTACCCACGCTGGACCGCTCTCCCCAGAGAACTCCCAAATGAGTTGGTCGAAGGTGAGGTGGTCTTTAATGTAATGGAACAGGTCCGCATTGGTTACGCCACCAAACACATCGGCATCGAGGTCTAGGGCCTCACCAAGGGAGTGCTGCGATCGTGATGAGCCTCCAATAGCATTGTTGAGCTCCTCGGAGCGGTACCCGCTTGTTACCGCTATGGGCACACCGAAGTGGTCGCGAAGGGGTTGGAAGATATTATTCGCCACCGCCTTGAGTGCTATGAGGTGGGCAACGGTAGGCTCGTTATCAATACCGAGGCGCACCGCTGTTTGTGATTTTACCACCTCAGAGAGGGAGAGGTTCTTACTGAGCTGCATAACGTAGTAGTATCATTATAAGGGCAAAGCCCAATGTTGAGGCTATATTCCAAAGCATTGTCCCCCAGTAAGTGAGGGGTAGTGCTACGGGGTAGCCTAACTTATATCCAAAGGCTTGGAATAGCCCCTTACCGTTATGGCACGAGAACCATTCTCTTTTACCCCATATTATCCGTAGTGGCTTATCTATAAGGTCGGGGAGGTTAGCCATCACCCAACCACCCATCAAGAGCCAGAAGTCGCCTAATGTAGATGCACATATATAAACGAGCAGAAGGTTCGCCTCTACGATAGCTGCCTCCTTGAGGCTCTTGTAGCTTGTCTCCCCTAAGTAGTCCATCACGAAGTGGGATAGAAAGGCAAGACCCAACCCCATTACGGGGTCGGGTGTTACTAATACTATTGCGCCTCCTATCGCTCCGTGAGTAGACGACCACATTATAGCTCCTCTTCTATCACGGGATTGCAGTACTCCGCATCGGGATTCGCTTCGCAGTACGCCTTTGCATACTCCGCAGCGTGTTTAGAACCAAAGGTGTGAATCCCTACGGGTACGGGCCATACTATCGCAGAATCCCAAGCCGCTAAAGGTTCATCACGCCAAAGCACATCAACGCTATATAGAGGGCTTTGTACCTCACATATTGGGTTGCCTTCTTCATCCGTTCCCCAAGTCTCGCAAAGGTTGCCTAAGATGACCACCATTACCACCGCATTGGTGTAGTGTTCGTTTCCTTCTTCATCGGTTGTGGTGATTAGGGCTTTTGCTGCTTCAAAGGCTTCAATAGATGCGAAGCCGTATTTTCTCATTTTCATCGTTTGATTCTTTTTAATCCGTACTTATTTTTTCTGTGACCATTTAACATATTTAGTAAGTTAGATTTTGAGATTCCTAAATCTTCAGCAGCGTCTGCAGTACAAGCATATTCTTTCCCCGTGTATTCACAATATACTGGATATGAGCGTTTCAATTGCATTTTACGAACCGCTTCTCTTGGCATCTTTTTACCATACCAAGTCCCTACTTTACCCCATTGAGGATGTTTTTCACCTTTCTTTGCATCGGATAATTTTTTTCTGTGTTCCTCTGTAAAAAAAGTATTTCCGCTCTTTGCTTCAGATATTTTTTTCTTTGTATCCTCTGTGTGTCTAACAACTCCCTTCCATTTATTAGTAAGGTTGTACGACATTGGGTCATTCATCGCATCTAATTCCTCAAGAATGAATTCCTCTAACTCTCTATGGTCGTGACCAAAGTAAAGAATCTCTCTTGAAAAAGATTCCTTACGCTTTTTATAGGCTTTATTAAAAAAGTGACCGCCTCCAACATAGCCATCTTTTGGATGACCAGTATGGCTTCCGACATACCACTTATTGTTAGAGGCATCAGTCCACTTATATACAAAGCCTATGGTACACATTAAGCGATAGTTGTTAGGGCTGCCAATTCAGCATTCGTTAGACGGGTTTTGAATAGTAGTGATTGTTTGCATTCGGTTGCTATAAACGCTGGATTCGTTGTTCCATCTAAATTTCCAATAAATACATCTGATAATCCGCTTTGAACCGAACCACTTGTATCACTTCCAACTAAAACACCATTCACATAAAGATTAAAATCATTATTTGCATAAGCCAAAGCAACTTTGTAATGTGTTCCAACTGATACCGCTCCGCTTGATATGGTGACTTGTGCAACTCCTTCGTCAAATGCTCTTGCTCTAATTACTCCACCCACATATTCTAAATATATAGAACGCAAGTAATTTGCTGCGCCTTTTCTTATTTCCATCAAGAACGGATTTGCTTCATTTTGAAAAATACCTTCCCAATACATTGTTCCCTCCGTTTGACCAATAAGGTCGCTAACGCCAGTCTTACTACAAACATCCCCCGCACGACTCGCAGAGGTTCCATAGGTTGGGATGTAGGATGTGGGATATAAATTATCCTCAAGTTGTGCGCCCCATACATAAACCGAACCCGAAGCCGTTGATTGTAGTACGGCATTTACGATTGCATCAGTAAAGGAAATAATACAACGATACCAACCATTTCCAGCATCCTCAATAGATGCGGTATGTCCCGAACCCGTTGATTGAATAGTCCCATTGGACAAATCAAAATTTGTAATATTTGTAATTGGCGTATCAATACGCAAACCCACAACACTACCGCTCTTTGCTTTAGCGTAAACGCTGAATGTATGAGGGTTAGATGACGCACCAATGGTTAGGTAAACTCCCGAACTCGCATCAATTACCGCTGCGTTATATACGCCCTCTGGGCTTGTTGAATCTTGCGAATTTTGTGAAGATGTACCTCCAGCGTTTATCCATCCACTTATGTATTCACTATGCACAAGGTAATTAGTCCTACTCGGCTCCAATAAAAGAGACGGGCAAGAAGCACCCCCCGAATAATCCAATCGTGGGAGGTTGTCCGTGATGCCTTCGTAGACGGCTGCCGTTGTCGTTTCTATATAGTCCGTTGCTACGAGACCTTGTTCAAGTTGTGCGTCTTGGATGTAGATAGTACCAGCGATACTGGTTGTACCTCCATCAGTAGGATAGATAATAAAAGTAGTCATACCACTTCCGACAAAAGCAAATGTTATACGATACCATCCGCCTCCTACATTTTGCACATCAATATCAATAGTATTACCAGATGATGATACACTCCCGTCTGTTAAGTCAACATAAACATTAGTATCAGTCGTTTGGTCAATGCGAATACGAATACCATCCGCAGTACCTTTTTTAGCGTAAATACTTGTTGTTAAAACTCCGCTTTGTACAATACTTTGGAAAACGGCCCCACTTGCAGCAGATGCATCTAAAAGCCACGCATCAGAACTGCCATCGTAACCCGATTGACCACCCGTTACACTTGCGTTTGTGGTCACCCAAGTAGTACTAAAAGTATTACTCTGAAGCAAAAGGTTACTTCTCTCCTTCTCAATCAATCCCGATGCATTCACACGGGTTGCCGTTCCCGTTCCTCTGCTAAAGGTGAAATCTCCACTTCCATCCGTTGGTTTGATGGAATATACTTTGCCGTCTTTTACTCCACTTGGGATTAGGGCGAGGCTGGCCGAATCAAATAATGTTGCCATATTAGTTTAATGAATTTATTGAATCAATAGTACAGTTGCGGGCCTCTACAGAACCGCTGTCAGTTGTTACACGATCACTGAAGATATCAAAGGTGTAACGGCCGAAGTCTACAGGTAGTGAATTGCTCACCGCCTGGTTTAAGCATTGCAGAGATTCTACGACACCACCATCGGCCAATACCCGCGTTTGGAATGCGCGAACTGTTGGATTCAATGTGCCACCGAAAAAGCCTCTGCGGAGCAGGTAAAAAAATTGAGCTTGTTTCATAAAGTGGGGCCTCCTTTGAGGCGTTTTATGTGCCTCACCATCAAGGTGAAGCGGTTATACAAATATAATTATCATCGTACCCTATCCAGGGAATGGGGTGTTATACCAATACTTCAAGTCATTATCCCAGCGCAGGATATCGCCTTCCGCTGGTGAGGTAATATTCACATCGTGGAGGTCCTCTAATCGATACCCTTGATTCGCACGGACCATAATAACCCCCACCGTAGCGCTCACATTAATAACGAAGGCCGTGGCAATCTTTAAGTTTGGCGCTGAAGGTTCCGTAGTGGTAAACTTCCCATCGTTCGCAGGATCCAACCACAACACATCACCTGCCGCATAGGCTGAGGTATCTATCTGATTAATCTTACCGAACTCAATTACCTTACCATCCTCGCCATTGGCAATCTCCTCCGTTGTTACACCAAGATAGAAGCGTGCAGGAACATCACCCGTGGCATCCATCAAATCAATAAGGATACGCCCAGAGCTTCCCACTGTACCTACAGCACGGACCGCTCTCCCCTTTGGTATGGTGGCACCCGATTGGTTCTTCACATTGTACACCACATCCTGGCCGATATAATGCGTTGTGCCATTCATCACAAGGCTCACCGTATCCTCATCGGTGTTGAACTGCATCAAACCTTGCGCTCCGCTACCACCTGTGAGCTGCAATGATGGCGAGGTAGCATCACCATCAATCTGAAGGTCTTGAGTAATCTGAGCGCTACCATCCACCTTCTCCTTATATGGTCCGAGGGTCTTACCAGCGAAGTCAACACTCATACCACCGAGCACCCCATTGGAGGCGTTGATATAAGTACCATTGAAGTCGCTGATAGTATCAATCTCAAGGTCTCTCGTATCGCTTGGGTCGATGGTGATATCTACGAATGGGGTATATTTAGCAATCTTAAAGGCCTCCACGCTTATCTCATCAGCATTGGCCGTAAGGGTGGAGCGCATAGGGAGCCAATAGGCACCATCAAAGCGGAGGCGCTTATGGAATACCCCACCGCCGATGAACACGCCCTCAAAGCGATTGACCACCTTGTTCTGCAAGGATAGCACCTCACCTGTGGCGAGCTTAGCAATATCAATATAGGTACCACTATTCCCCACACGCCATCCCGTTGATGGGGTATAGGTACTGCCTGTGTTGACCAATAGAGAGCCCAGCGATCCAGGGCCGTCCCCTAAGCGGGTATCGGGCATATGAACCTCAAGGGAGCTCCCAAGATTTGGGGAACTGTTCAGAGCGGTGAATGTGCTCTCCACGACCGCTGCTGAGTTGTTATCGTTCTCAAAGCGTGCCGTCTGAAGGTCTACGCTCCAGCTGTAGCTGTTCCCACCAATAAAGAAGGAAGTCGAGGACCCAGCGCTATCGTAGAACCCTAAGATGGTGATATCCACATAAAGCTCACCATCCTCTGGTAATGGTCCCGTAGCCATAGTGTGTACGGTGGCTGTGGTGCTGCTTGCCTGGCGGCTCACGTTATTCGCTGCCCATTTATAGGTTCCCAGCGTTGTGCTCCAAGAGCCCTGCCCAAATGATGTAGCGCCACTCACAAGGCTATTTTTCCAATAGTAGTCCGCCGAACCATCGGTAGGCTCAAGGCGTATGGTAACCGCAAAGACTGGCGTAGCCACACCAGAGGTTGGTGTAGCGATATAGGTTTGGAATACACTGCGCATATTAAGGTATATGCGAGCGTTATCAGCGGCAGGGATAATACCGATATCGAGCTCATCAGCGGGGAAGGTAACAGAACCACCAATAAGGTTGGCAGCGCTCACCTTCTGCTGCTTGAGCTTCACCTTCTTCACAGCGGGGAGGTATCGGAACATCCCTTGACTGCGGTAGACCAAATCTTGGTCTACATTAACATCGAGGACGCTGGTAGTTACACTATCCTCCGTACCACTCTTGAGGTACTTAAACTCTCTGATGTTGAGCTCATCACGCTCGGCGATCTGCTCAAATCGGTAGGTACCCTCAGAGAAGTAGAAGCGAGCACCAAGGATTGAGGCCATCTCCCGGATGATGTTAAGGCTTATCTCATAGGTTCGGGTATTCCCCTCACTCCAATAAGAGTAAGCCTTAAGGTCGGTGCGCATATTATCGAGGGGGTCCATCGTAGCGCTGTAGGTCATCTCCTCAGCATACCAATTCACCACTGAGGTTAGGATAGGCTCATCGGTATCGAATAGGTCGGCAATACCAGCATCGGTAAGCATCTCAATGAGTGCGTCCTTAAAGGTCTTGGAGTTGGCTGTAGCGAGTCCGAAGTTATACTCAAGGGTTGAGAGCAATGAGATACCATCAGCGGCCTTGATGCCTATCTGCCGTGGTTTAGACTCATCAGCTTCCTCTACCAAGTCCTGTGTGATGTATCCTACCCAATAGAGTGAGAATAGGTCCGCAGGGATATCGGTAGTGCCGCCTAAGGCATCGATAGCATCGGTGCAGCAAGAGGCGGCCTCAAAGGTCCCACCATCGGTCTCTACTCTATCCTTAAAGTAGTCGGTCCAAATATCGCTGCGCGTCTCCGTACCCACACCAAGCGCCAGGAGGGCATCGTTCACACAGTTGCCAGCCTCATAGGTACCGCCATCACCGAGCACTCGGTTGCGGTAGTCGTTTGCTATTTCCTCCTCCGCTGGTTTGGTATATTTCAATATACGGATGGAGAAGCGCTTATCCTGCGCATTGAGCAGGTCAATCTTAAAAGAGTCAACAGCAGCGCTGTTGTTGTACATCATCACGTTAACCGATGAACCTACAATAGGGCTGTACACCGCATCGGTCTCCCCATCGTGGGTGAGGGTGAAGCCATCACCATTGAGGGTGATATCGTGCACCACACCGCTGTAGTCGGCATCAATTATCTGTACCTTGTATTGGTCATCTTTAAGTGTGCGGAACTCGCCTTGTAATCTTACTGCCATTAGAATCCTCTTTGTCTACCTCTATTGTTTGATGCACGCTCACTGCTGAGGAGGATATCCGCCCCCGAGAGCTTTCCGAAGATCTCAACACCGCCCTGCATAGCGCCACCGAGTCCTCCATTTATTCCAAAGCTCGGCACACCCATAGCGGGTCCACCGAAGTGCTTGAATGCTGTACCAATAGAGCCCAAAGATAGGCCTCCAATACCGCCCGTTACGGCGGCGAGCACTACGCTGAGGACTAAGGCCGCAGCAATGGTAGCGGCGAGCTGTGCGAGCATCGCCTTGAGCCCTTGAGCGAATACAGTGAAGAAGCTCTCACCGCTTGTAAGGGCCGCGTCAAATGATGAGGTAAGTACATTACCAATGGTACTGCCCAGCTCATCAAAAGCTACAAAAGCATCGAAGGCGGCTATTGAGAGCGCTTGTGTGGGCTCAACAATCCCCTGGAGGACTGCACCGCCCTGCGTACCTTTTCCAAGCATTGAGTGCGCTTGGTTGAGGGCATAAATAGCCTCAGTATAGTAGATGGTCTCATTACGAGTTTTCTCCATCTGCTCCTCAGTATCAGCGAGGGCCTGTGTGGTTTGCTTCTGCTGCTCATTAGAGCTCTCCTGCTCCTTGCGCATCTTCTCACCCTCTTGGCGGCCTTGGCGTAGGGCATTAATCTGCATCCGCATAAGCTCACCCTGTGAGCCTTGGAAGTAGGAGGCGATAATAGCCAAGCGCTCAACGCCACTAATCTGGTCGCTGAGTAGGGTGCTCAAGGTCTCGAGGCCTCTCTTGGTCTCATCGAGGAACGCTTTATATGCTGGAGCAAGCTGCTCACCAATCTCTGTCTTAAGGTTGGTGATGGTGGCCTGTTGTGCGGCTATCTGCTCAGAGAGGGTGAGGGTAGCATTGGCTCCATCAACCATCTGCCGTGAGATGATATTCCCAACAGCCTCAGCCATATCACCCGTCTTATTGAACTCCTCACGGACCTCAACGGCAGAGAACCCTAAGTTATCCAAGATGGGGAGCGATTTACGAGCAATACCGGTAACGATACTCTCCACCATATAATCGATGCTCTCACCCGTCTCACCAGCACGCTGTTGAGCGAACCCTAAGAGATTGCCGAGTTGAGTCAGTGGGATATTAAAGTTATTGGCTTTTACTGCCGCCTTCATAAGCTCGAAGTCGCTCACCGTACCCTTAGTGGCACTGCGGAGGTCATCGAGGAGTCCAGGATCATTGAGGCGGTCAAAAGCTGCTTTCACGCCCTCCGCCTGTGCCGCAAGTTGTACCGATTCTGATACAAACTGCTTAACAGCATCAACAGCGAAGGAGGCACCAATAACGCCACCCAATGCACCAAAGCCCCCACTTAATTTGCGGAGGCTATGGTCGATGTTGCCCATTGCGCTGCGGAACTGCTTGAGGTCCGCACCAATCTTAAAGTCTATATCCTGTCGGCTCATCTGAACACCTTTTTTATTGCTTCCTGCACTTCTTCAAATGTGGCGGCCTTATGGTTTGCTTTCTTCCCGTCCCACGGGAATATAACGAGGTCCTTAGGGCCTAACTTCTTTTTGGTGTGGGGAGCGATATTTACCGCTGCCTGCCACCGTGTGGTCTCCCACATCAGTTGGGTGGTGAACTCCAGTTGTCGCTGGAAGCCTCGCACCTTATTTTGGAACTGCCTCGGAGTCATATTGTAGAGCTCCTCAACACTGAGTCCCATCTCTCCCAAGCCGATGGCCTCCAAACCATCCCAGTCTATTGGCTCCGACTCAGCTTGGGATGTTACTTTTTTTCCGCTCCGCCTTTGGTGATGAATGAAGCCACGAATATCTCCATACATTGGGAGAGCACAGTGGCATCCTCATCCATTAGGTCGGCAACATCTGCGGGGTCAAGATTAAACTCCTGCTTCTCAACACGAGCGCCATCCTTCATCCCTGCCCATACCAAATTGATGGCGTGGTCAATGCTTATCTTTTCCGCCAATTCGCTGAGGTCTTTAAGCTCAAGACCCGAGGCGTTGGTGAATAATCGTAATGCGTTAAACCCGTATTTTACGGGGTACGACTTCTCTGCTATTTTAATGATGTGTGTATTCATTGTGTTGTAGTGTTAAAATAGGGAGGGCACTGCCCTCCCCTTAATTCTTATGCTTGAGTACCTTGAGTCAAGGTTCCCGTACCTTGGAAGCTAAACGAGAAGGTAACGTTATCCTCTACACCTGCATCGGTAGAGAACTCAGTTACATAACCCGTACCGCTGTAGTACGCCTCATCGGTAGCCGTAGAGCCGAACTCTACATACAACAAGGTGCGTCCGCTTAGATATCCGTAGATATCATCGGGTGTAGCCTTACCACTGTTATTATACACTACCAAGCCCTCACCGCTCAAGGTCCAAGACTTCTGCCCTTCAAGGACTTCCATCCAGCCTGCGCTGTCTTTGGTGCTCACATCACGCGTTCCCATTGTTACGCTGAGTGATGCGTTGGTCATCTTACCAATGGTCTCGTAAGTTACCCCATCGGTACCAATGCGGATAACCACATCGGTGCTATTCATTACTGATGTACTCGCTGCCATCTTTCTTAATTTTATGATTTCACTATTCTAAACACTAAATCAACGGAGATCGCATAAGTCTCCTCATCTGGGTTGTACTGCTCATTTTGATTGTCAAACCCACACGATTGAACATTCACGCCCTCTATTGTTTCTCTCATTCGCACAAAAGCTGTGCGTATATCTTCCACTGCGGTCTGCAGTGTTCCATAATTATCACCAACCAATACCAGCTCAACATTTACAACATCAATATGGCTATCGGCATCTTTCGAGCCCTCTGGACGTATGCTTGTTACATCATACATACAGAAAGGAGTTGGTCCCGCTTGGGCACCAATGAGAGGATATACACGCCCAGCGAATACGCTGTTTAGCGCGGCGGTATTATCGAACTTGTACTTAATTACCTTACCAATCATCGCAATCCTACTCTTTGCCCGAATTTTAACTTCTTTATCTCAGTTTTTACCTTTTGTCCAAAGGTACGAACAAAGCGCACACGCACCTTATTCTTTGCACCAGTCTGCGCCTTTTGAGCGAAGCCTCGGTTCTTACCGCTGTAGTCTTTTCCAGCACCAACCTGCAACCATCCGAAGTTGATGAACCCTGCATACCATCCACCCTTCTCTGGATCCCTAAAGGACCCGCTACGGCGTGGACCAACCGAAGCACCAAAAGCATTAGCGCTGTTGAGGTACTTTGGGAACTTAATGCCCACACTTCGGCGCAATTGGCCTGGAATAATCTCAGCGTATATTTTACCATCTCGGTACACCTTGAATACTTCATCGGCATCCTTGATGTTCTTTTTATACGATTGTACCATAGGCTTGAGGGACTCTCGAGCTACTTTCTTGAGTACCTTCTTTTTGATGCGGTCATCGAGCTTCTTCAGCTTTCTCATCACCTCATCAACACCCTCAATGCTTACGCGTACATCTTCCATTATTCTGCATCAGACCATAGGCATACGAGCTTGAGGTAAGCCTTGCGCTCATCGGCCACTTGTATAGTCTGTATTTTATATGTATTGCTGTTGTATGATACTCGCATCTGCTCATCCACATCGGTACGGTAGCGAATAATAAACTCTACCTTCTTTGTGGAGGCCAGCATATCGCCTTGTTCTCCCTCTGAACCTACCTTCTCCTTTACATTAGCCCACACAGTTGCAAGGGTGCTGTAGCTCTTTACCTCCTGCCCAAAAGCATCGGTACTTTCGCTATACCCTTGAATGACTATTCTCCTATCGAGCTGTCCTGCTTGGTCAATCATTAGAAGGTGAATATTCTAAATGGGTTGAATAGATATTCTGAGGCCGTTGGGAGCTGTCTCACGCGGTCATCACGCTTATCGTATAGGTCGCTAATGATAAGGAGCATTCCTTGCTTTAGAGGCGTAGGAATAGCGGCCACATCAGTACCTACCGTATAGCGCACAATCACTTGGTTAATGATGCCATTGGTGGCGAACCATCCAGCAGTTGAAGCAATGCGGGCAGGTTCGCTGATGGTATCCACCACATAATATGATGAGTCCACAGTCTGCTCCGAACCTATTTCGTCCACATACTTCACACTCGTTACCGATTGAACAGGACCACGACTCAAATAGATGATATCCTTATCGGTGGCGTTCTTATAATTTGGGAAGCCATCGTAGTATTCATCAATTGTAGTCGTAACCAATATGCGGCGAGTATATTGCTCACACATTTCCCTGGCCGCAGAGATAAGCGCTGAGATAAGCGTATCATCAGCATCAGTATCTACGCGGAGGAAATTCTTCGCCTCCGTTAAGGTGATGGGCTCAGAAGCCGCTGCTGTTACAATCGAGTAAGCCATTTATCGTGTTTCTTTTGCTTTGGGTTTTGCCACACTTTTCTTGGCACGCTTCGCAGGTGGTTCAGCAACCGCCACGCAGAAGCCTGCGTTCAAAAAGTCATTAGCCATCTCTGCGGGAAGGTCCGCCTCTTGGCCATCCAAGAAGCGGAACCCTGTCCCAGAGATATTGGTTGTAAACCTAACCTTCATTAGGCTTGTACCAAGTGTTTAACAGCAGCACTGTTCAACACTTTAGAGTCAGAACGCTTCCAGCTCACGAAACCTACTTCGAGCTCATCAGCAAAACGCTCGTTCAAGCGTAGCATCTGAACACCACCAGCGTTACGAACTACGAACTGGCTGAAGTCAGCAGCTACGATAGTTTTCTCGCCTGTAGCGATGCTTGAAGCCATATCGTTGTTCACATATACTGGAACACCGAATACGCGGTCTGGCTGTCCCATTTCCATTGAAGGAATGAATACAGGGAAGTCGTTAGAGCTTCCGATACCCAATGCGCGGATTGCAGCGATCACGTTATCGTGAGCCATCAAACCGAAAGATGCTTTATTGCGGTAAGAAGCATCAACGCTGTAGATAAGGTCAAGAATCTCAGCAGCAGTGATAGCTGTTGCAGAAGCAGCAGTCTTACCAGCAGCTGAACCTGTAACCAAACCTTGAGGCTGGCTTGAGCCTGTACCTGTAGTGAAGGCAGCGTTAGTAGCACGAGCGATACGCTCACCCATAGCTTCAACCAAGAACGCATCCAAGTCGAAGGCGCTATCTTGAAGCAATTGCTGAGATACACGAACCAAAGAGCTGTAGTTGTAAGCACTCAATTGAGCGTTACCGAATGTCATATCTTGAACAGTTACAGCAGAACCTTCAGAGATAAGACCAGCATCAGTAGCAGTATCGTTCAACGTTGGGTAGTCCAACAAGCCACCAGAAGCAGTGTTCAATTTCTTAGCCAAACGCTCAACCTCACCTGTGAAGGCAGAAGCGATGTTCAATTCATTGCTGAACTCTTGTGGTACCAAGTAACCACCCAAAGAGTCAGTACCTACCACTTGAGTAGAAGTACCACGCTTCTGAACCATTGCACGCTCCTCAGCAGTCAATGCACCGAAGCCGTGGCGTAGGTACTTAGAGAATGCATCTTTAGCGTTTGCCTTTGGAGCAGCAGCACGAGCTTCGCCTTCCATTGAAGCAATCTCTTTCTTCAATTCAGCGTTGCGCTCAATAATTTCAATCTCTTGCTTAAGACCACGAGCATCCGCTTCGATAGCCTCAAACTTAGATTTCTCTTCTGAGGTCATAGAACGACCTTCGGCCTGTGCAGCAGCTACAATTGCATCAGCATCTTTGATGAGCTGCGCACGGCGTCCTCTTAATTCGATGTTTTTCATCTTAATCGATTTTTAGGAGTTTGAGTTTATATTCAAAGATTTCAATATCTGACACTTCCTCACCATTAGCGGCTTCCGCCTTAACCTCTGGTTCGGCACCCTCAGATACGGGGGTGTTATTTCTTACGAGCTCACTTGTAGCATCGGGGTAGGCAGGTTGTGCCACTGGCGATACATCCAAGAGTCTCGATACTTTCTCAATAATACGGTAGGTCTTACCACCACGTTCTTCCCATCTATCACGTTCAATAAGGAACGCAAAAGAGCTTTGATTCACATCGCCGCGCTTCATCAGCTCCACCAAGTCATTGGCATAGCTTGTATTCGGCATATCAACCTCATACCAAAGGCCACGATCATCAACACCAATACGCAGGGTGCCGCTTGATACTCTACCTAATAGAAGATTCTCATCGTGGTTAAAGTAGGCACGAACATCATTGTCCAAGACACTATCAAAAGCGCCAGGAGCAATCTGCTCATAAAAGCCACCCATCCACTCGGAATCGCTGTTATATACCGCCGCATACCCACGAACGATGCTGCCGTTGTACTCAGCATTCTCAAGGCGAAACTCACGCTTCTCAATCACAGCCTTATGGCCACGAACCTCAGCATCGTATTTCTCAAGAGTGGAGAATTTATGTACCACGTTGAGCACTGGCTTGCGCTCAATGTATGCCTCCTCCTCTGATGAGTAGCGGTAGATGCGGATAAGGGCCGCAGGATCATCAGCGGTACCTGTAATGGTAAAGCCACTGTCCGCTTCCAATTCACCATCACGAGAGATGTTGATAATAACGCCGTAAGCGTTACCACCCGAAGTGCTCCAGCGCACGAAGTCTCCAACCTCAAGCTCATCAGCTTCGGCGCGGTCCTCTTTAGCGCTCATCTCCTCGGGCATCTTACCCTTACCGAACGAGATGATAATCTCATCATCGGTCTCTACAATTTCTTTTATGTGTCTTTTCATCTCCTCTGAGTCTAATGTTTCTGCTGCCCATTCGAGCATCTCATCACCGCCCCACGCTGCATACATAATAGAGCCACACACTTGGTTGCCATCCTCATCAAAGAACTCACCCGTATCGTACACCTTCGCACGAGAGAGGAAGCTAAAGATGCGAGGCAGGCGGTCGTGGCTTACAACCTCTCTATTGGCCAAAATACGGGCGGTATTCCACCCCACTACGGTGCCGCAGTCCGTACCTTCCTCTTTGAGGTCAAGAGCACGCTGGGCGTTCTCAGTGGCTGCTTGCGGGTAATTGGTCCAAGGCATTACTCAGCGGTGTTATCGGTTCCAGCATCAACCATATTCAATGGCTGTAAGTAAGTATCTCCACCTTCGATAGGGTCAAGGTTCTCGTGCTTACGGATATCATTAACACTCAACCATCCCCATTGGCGAGCAATGGCGTAAGATGAGTATCTGCTATTGATATCTCCACGAAGAAGCCCATCCATATTGAAGCGGATGCGGTAGTCTTTTTGATTCGGGAACAGCTTGCGGTTAAATTCCGCCTCCCAGCGCTTCACCCACGGAAGGATGGTATTGCGTTGGAATTGTATGCCCTGCTCCTCAATATTCGCTCTTGTTGAGCTGTTCTCTAATGATCCAAGATACGCCAATGGAATACGGAAGAATCGAGCAATATCTTCCACACCAAACTTGCGGGTCTCCAAGAATTGAGACTCTGATGGTGAAATGCTCACCTTCTCTACAGTCATACCTTCTTCGAGAATCGCTGTTTTATGGGCGTTATCTAATCCAGAGTATCTGCGCTGCCAAGAGCTCATCAAACGCTTGTAGGCCTCATCTGAGAGCCTTCCTGGGTGCTTGAGCACTGCGCTTACATTGGCACCATTGCCAAAGAATGAGCCACCGAATTGGTCAGCAGCCAAACCAAGGCCAATGCTCTCACGAGCCGCCTCAATAACACTCTTACCTACTACACCATCAAAAGAGAGCCCTAAGATGTGAATCATCTCCGTATCGTCAAAGGTCTCCTTACCATCGTCAATGGTGTAGAACTTCTCATCTTTATACACCTTCACCTGCACACGGTCGGGGTGCACAGGAATGAGCTTCACCGCTTGACCAGCCTCATTGCGGCGGATCGCGATGAACGCATTGCCGTGGAGGCAAAGATGCGCCTGGCAGACCTCACGGAAGTTAAAGTCCGTCATCATACCATTAGGCTCGTGGATAAGTGTATTGATTGGGTGCGCAGTAGCGTTGCGCGTTGTACCATCTACATCCTGCTTAACCTCCCAAGGGAGTGAGGCAATAGTCTCAGAAATAACACGGACCGCTCCAAATACAGCAGAGAGGCGCATTGCGCTATCCTCAGTTATGGCAATACCTGTCTTTGAAGCTGAACCATCAAACATCCAAGATGCTGGGTTCGCCAAAGAGGTGGATGGTCTATTCGGGGAGGCACGGAACGCACCCAATAAGCGACCGAATAGGTTTTGATTTTCCGCCATAATAGGATAAGATAGTTGTAATTACACTCCAAATATAACTATCTCTCAATGCTATGGCCCAATAAGTTAGCAACAAAAAGCCCCCTCATCGCTGAGGGGGCCGTACCGCTTAACACACTAAGAAAAACCAAAAACCAAATGACTAATTCAGCGGCACTCTGACAAAGCTACCCTTTTTGATTCGCTCCGCCAAAGCATTGAGTGTAAACTTAACCCGAATATTGGGTTTCATTATATCGGTCAAGATCGCCACACCATTCTCGATGCGCTCGAGCTTATACATCCATTTAAACTTTGGTGATTGAAACACCTCACCAATTGTAAAATCCTTTTTCATATCATTTGAGTTTTGGTTACAGGTGCAATATATATCAAAATTCTAAACCACTGGATATATACATACATTTTTTTTACCAGCTATGCACGCATCTATTTACCTACTCGGGCCGATAAGGCCCGATAGGGAAATAAATGCAAATGGTAAAATCGCTTGATTTTGTTTTTTTTCTCCCTATATATAGCAGGAGAAAAAAGAAAATTAACAGAAAATTGTTAATAAAGTACCTTTTTCACCTTGTAGTGCCTCCCCTCGAAAATCATCAAAACCTCATAAGTTTGGTCTGGATTGAGCACCAAAATGGGTGAATAGTTATGTATATCAAATAACCAAAGCGCTATTTTCCACGCCTCATCTCTACTTAATCCCATCACAAAAATCGCATTCCTCTATCCTCATAAGCGCTCGACTTACTCACATCAGAATTCTCCACAGTCATCTTTTCACCCAATGCCATAATCATAGCGACCACACCATCAATCTTATCCCCTGCTTTAGCCTTGCTGAATTTTACGTTCTCCGCATCATCCTTCTTCACCACCACATTACCGACCATCCAGCGGAGCATACTATTACCACCGTGATGCAGTTTGCGCTGCTTAACCAAGACCTCAGCGTTTTTAATAGGGCCACTCATAGACACAAAGCCCTGTCCGAATGGGTCCATATCAATACCCTCATCAACAAGCTGCTGGACCAAGCTATTGGAATTCCAGCGGTCAAAAGCAATGCTCTGGATATCGAACACATCAGCGGCCTCCACAATCTTATTCTTTATAACCCCATAATCCGTAGAGTTGCCATCGGTAACGATGAGCTCACCCTTAGCGACAAAGGAATCATAGGAGCCACCTGTCTGCACCCTACGGCGCTCAACAGCGGCCTCAGAGACAAAGAGGTAAGGCAGAACCTTGATGCTACCATCATCCCACGGGAATATCAACACAAAGGCCGTAACATCCTCCACAGCAGCAAGGTCAAGGCCACCGTAACACTTGCGCCCTCTAAGCTCCTCCAGGCGCACCTCACCAGCGCTCTGCATCCACTCATCATCAGCAATCCACGAAGCCAATGAGTTGACCCATTGATTAAGGTGAAGCTGTCGGAAGGCTATCTCTGCACTTGGTAGGGTCTTAGCCTCATTGCTCATCTTCTTAAAATACTCGGGCTTGATGCTCACCGCATAGTTAGGGTTCGCCTTGCGCCACGTCTCCTCACTATAGATATCATCATTAGCATCGGCCTCATAGATAAGGGGGAGGAAGGTGTTATCCTCAATGATGCCGTCCCTTACCTTCTTACCATAATCATAGAGCTCATAGCATACGCTGTTGGGATCAAAGAGCCCCGCAGTAGAGATGCCGAACATCAAAGGTTGGGAACGTGCCCCCATAGAGGTGGCCATAACATCCCAGAGCTCCCTGTTTTTAGCGCTGTGCACCTCATCATACAATACCGCTGAGGCATTAGCACCGTGCAATACTCCCGCATCGGCCGCTACCGCTTTGAGGAAGGAGTTGGTACCCTTTAGCACAATAGAGTTTCGGTACACTTGGCACCCACGCTCAAGGACGGGCTGGTTCCTTACCATCTGCTTACACACATCGAAGATGGCATTCGCTTGGTCCCGAGAGGAGGCACACACATAAATCTCCGCGCCAGGCTCCTTATCAATGAATAGGAGTGCCAAACCAATGGCGGCGAGGAGGTTACTCTTTCCGTTCTTACGAGGGATGAACACGAAGGAGGTGCGGTACTGACGGGTGCCGTCATCATTCACCGTACCAAAGAGCTCACGGATATAATCAATCTGCCACTCCTCCAGTTTAAAAGGCTTACCTGCCAGCTCACCCTTGACGTGAGTAGTTACACGCTCAATAAATTTAATGATGCGGTCTGCTTTGCTTTCGTCGTACATTATTCTCCTCCTAATAAATCTTCTAAACTATCCAAACGCTCGGGGGCACTGAGCTTGGCTCTTGCCGCTGCGGTGAGTCCAAACTCGGGCAGCATTTTCTTGATGCGGTCCCAAGCACCATTCATCATCGCCAGCTCTGGGCGGGGGCGGTGCATCTCATCACCTTGTGCGGTGGTGGTGCTGTATGTTGGTCCGAGCTTCTTAATCACTGCACGGGCAGCCACATAATCCTCCCACGCATCAGAGAGCATCTGCAAGGCCATAGCATCCACCTCAGCGACTACGCCGAGATCATCGAGATGCTTAACCAACCATTGGAATGTTTCCTCAGCGCTTTGGTATGCTGGTAACTCTGGCCTTCCCTGTACCTCCAAGCGGTCTCCGTGTTTCCCTGGCTCATAGCTTCCATTAGCTTTAAGCATCTTAGTTGGTAATGGTGGTCTTCCTTTTCCCATTAGTATTTATAATTTGTTGAGATGATTTTTAAATCACTTCTTTTTAATATTGCGTTAATTATGTTAGGGTAAGGATTCAAAGAAGTTACCCTCATCAATTCATCAGCTTTAACAATATGATGCCTCTTTCTTATATTCTCATCATAAGCTAACCATTGAAAATTGCTATAATGAGATAAGGCAATAACCTCTTTCTCTGATTGAGCCAATGATATTGGTATTATATGATCCATATGACACTTTTCAATATCAGGATTTGTATAAGACACTTTTTTAAGATAATCCCAAAAGCTATCAGCATCCATACCTATAATCTTATAGGTGCGTGAACTCTTCTTGCTACCAGCATACCTAAATGCCGATAGCACTGCTCTTCTTGAGTTTCTTTTCAGTCTTTCAATAGGATTTTTTTTAATTCTTGCATCCTTAGCTTTTGCAGTAGCTTTGTTCTTTTTTATCCTTATACACTCTCTGCAAGTTCTTTGAAAACCATCTTTAAAACTATTGCTAAAATCAAAAGCTGATGAATCAAGATACTGGTTGCAATTATTGCATTCCTTACCATTTTGTAAAACTTGATTCCGTAATTTTTCCTGCTTTTCTTTACGAGATTGTTTTTCTTTCTCAAGTTTATTTGTGTACGATAACCTTGATTTTTGGCAATTTCTACAGGTACCACTTATACCG